TAAGAGCCTGTGCCGCTGACGGTCCAATTGGGTCTCTGAAGGTCACGTTAATTGTTTGCCAGTTGAATCTACCCGCAACATAAGTTGAAGTGTTCAGGAATGGAATTTCAGTCGCAGCTATTGTAATGTGTGGTCTAGAAGTACTTTCTACAAACCATTCGTTAATACCTAAACTTGATGGAAACCTTAAAATGAATCGATTTTGTCTCTTCGGTTCATAAGGAATCGGCATTTTCATCAGTAAATCAGCCATATTATTTAAATTTTGTTTCTATGTTTATATTGATAAATATATCTCGTTTGAAAAATTTTTCTATTTACTTAAAATTTTAAAAACGGTATTCTTTAACTAGACTTCCTTTTTAGTGCCTCCAGCTGTAGAATAAGTTCTTACTATATTATCTGGTTTATCTTTAAAATGTTTTTTCATTACTTCTATATTCTTAGGGTCATCATCTGAAAAGCCTATAGATGGCTCACTAGGAATAAAATTATTATTAATATCATTCTTTAAAAAAGCTTTCTTATTTAAAGTTGATGCAAGTCCTCTAATATAAGTTACAAACTCTTCCATTGCTTCTACCTTGGCTTCTTCAGGATTCACCGCCCCCGCCTCATCTCCGAACGAAACTGGATGGTATTTGTTGAGGTTTAAATAAGTTTTGATTAATTCTTCATCACTCATATCGTCTTCGTCCACAAACGTTCTGTATTTTTTAAGGTTTTTAACTAACTCATCTTTACTAATACCATTATAATCATTTATGATGTAATTATAAACCGCTTGTTTCAGCGTGTTTGGGTTGTGACCTCTCGCGGTGATTATAGAAAAAATCGACCCGTTATTGATTGCCTCTCTAAAATCGTTGAATGCTGGACCTTCTTTAGCCCTCATCGAATCGATTATAAAATCCTTATCGCCTTCAGTTTTAAAATTTCTAAATGGTTTATCACCATAACCTACAATAGTCTCACCTTTATATTCAAAAGGTTCTTTACCTAAATGATGTCTGTGTTCCGCAAAATCGTCAGTCGACATTCCAATCTCCTCCCCGTCTTCACTTTTGACAATTATCTTTGTTGGCATGTGAACAATATTATCGTCCCAATCAAACGCATAATATTTCATGTCTGGTGTACCTTCACCTTTAAATCCTTCTGTTAATTTTTTTCTCATTTGGCTAAAGGGGGGAGTTTATTCCCCCCGTTGTTATTAAATATTCTCGAACGAAGCTCCTGTCGGAGTAATGAAGAATTCAATGTCGATGAATTCTAACGCTTTCGTTGGTTTTAAGTAGATTTTACCTACTAATGTGTTTCTGTCTAAGTCTTCAGGTGTTGAAGAAACTGTTACACGGAAGTCGTATAAACCTCTGTCTCTTCTAATTGAATCTAAGATTGGGTTAACACTGTCTAAGAATTGTTGTCTAACGATTTGGTCGTTTTGTTCGAACAATAATCTTACCGCTACCGCTGAAATCAACTTACGAGCTTGAAGTAATAATCTTCTTACGTTCAATCTGTTAAGTGCTGTGTCAGCAACTTGTAACGTTTTGTTACCCCAAATTACAGTTCCTACATCAGAGAAGGTTGCGATAGGGTTAATTCTACCTTGGTATAATGTGTCTCTATCTTCTTGAGTCAACTTAGTTCTCGCCTTAATTGAGTTCACAAGACCTCTTGTGTAACCCGCTGATGCGAACCATGGGAATGCAATGTTATCTGTTAACGCTAAGTTTCTACAAACTTCACCTGTTGGAGGTAAGTAGATTTGTGTATTGTTTACAGTATCTCTTACTAAAATCCATGGGTAGTAGGTTGCCGTGTAGTTAGAGTCAATTCCTGTGTTATCTAAGTTATCAACCGCCTCTTGTGGGTAGATGATATCTTGAGGATTTGTACCATCTGGTGTATACATTAAGTAGTCAGGAGTTGTTGCAATGTAAACAGAGTCAGCTCTTTGGAACTGTACCATTTCAATTGCTTCCTCAACTAAGTTTGAGTTGTTAAAATAATCGATTGCTGTAGTTGCAAACACGTTAATGTTTGTAGCTTCAGGGTTAGAGAATGTTAAGATACCAAGTAAGTATGCGTAGTAATCAGTGTTTGCAAAATCCTGAGTATTGTTTTGTACAATAATTCTCTTGAATAATCCTTCACCGTTTGCCGTTGGGTATCTTGATGAAGGTGATGTACCTGCTAAGTAACCGTTAGAACCTAATTGGAATCTGTCTTGGTTAGTTCTAAACTCTCTATAAACATCCCATCCGTCAAATCCTCCAGCAAAACATAATGTATATTTTCTTGAGTAGATGAAGTAGTAAGGGTTTTCTTGACTTTCAGGGTCTGTTCTAAAATCAGCAACTCCACATTCAAAAGCAGTTTGACCACTTGTTTGGAAAGAGTTTGCGATTGTAACCACAGTTGCACCTGAGTCCATATGGAATCCTTTACTTAAGTAATTCCAAGCAAGACCGTCGATAGGTAATGCTGAACCAACCCAATTTGATGGATTTTGTCTACCTTTATAAGTTAAGAATGATTCATCAATACCAAATTGACTTGAGAATCCTAAGTAAGCTCTTCTTACAATATCACCCGCAGATTCAGTTGCATTTGCACTTGTTCCAAATGGAGGGTTTAAAACAACCTCACCTGGGAAATAATATTTAGTTTTAAATTTAGGTACTGGTGAAATATTCGCAGTTGACTCATATTCTCTTTGAGTGTATCCGTAGAATCCACAAGGAATTGCGTCGATAGGAGCCTCATCAGATAATTCAACCATTATAAATTTAGAGATTAATGCGTATTCACCGTTTGATGAACCAATTTTCTTAGCAACGAAGTTGTTAGAGTTAGGGTCCATATTACAGTTAGTGAATTTTTCGATAACTACAGGGTTTGAATCTGTATCAAAGAAGTTTCTTACTAACACATCAAATGTCATGTTATTAAATGATAGGTTAGCGATTGAAATTTTGATTTCAACGTTAGCCGCATCACCGTCAGATATTGAGATGAATTTAAATAATCTGAATACTTTATTACCTCTTAACTCAGATACTAAGAACGGAGTTTCAGGTGATTGATATTTTTCAACTTTATAAGCGATTGACTGAGTGTTTTGACTTCTAGCATCATCTAACGCTACTAACTCAGGATTAATACCTTTAATATATCCTTGGTTGTAAGCATAATTCAAAGAACCAGGATAAATCTCCTCAACAAATACAGGAACTTCGTTTCTTGCCTTACCAAAGTTATCAATACCTAATACTTTAGTTAAATACTTAGGAGAAGCAGCAGATAGAGATGTTTCAAATGAGAAACTATCACCGTCTTTAGTAACACCTGAAAGTAAGAAACCTTCATAAGGTAAATTAGTCACCCCTGAATATTGACCTGTTGCAATTAATTGAACATTGTTTGGTTCAAAAGCTCCAGTTGTATAATTAATACCAACCTCATAAACAGGTCCGTGTTGATTAAGTTCTGCGTTTGTAGAATATAATGAGATACCTCTTGAACGTAATGTAGCAACAACCATGTTGTTGTATTCGCTATAAGCAGTTCCTGTGAAACTAAAAACTTCACCTGTTATCTGACCTGTGAAAGTACCGTCATTATTATTAGTTAATGAAGATACATTATAGTAGAACGAATAACCTTCATAATCATTTCCTAAATCAGGGTCATTAGTGAATGTTGCATAATACCAAGGGTCGTTAGCATCTGAACTTAAATCGTTAGTGTCTAAGTTATTACTTTCAGAACCAAATACGTTAAGTTGGTTAGAATACTGACTTACTAAATTCCAATAATCAGGTGAAGGTATTGAACCATAGAAAGCGACTGTCGTTGCAGATAAAGTTGTGTCGTCAATAATTTCACTTAAGTTAGCATTGAAATCTTGTTGGTAAGTAGAAGTACTACCATCAGATAATCTATATTCTACGTTTAAATTGTTTTGGATATCCGTTGGTAATGCAGTAACAAACGATACTGTACTCGCTGAAGATGCTCCTGTAAATGTTGCAGTAAACACTGTTCCACCTGTTGGTGCAATAAGACCAATAGTTAGTGGGTCAACATTGGCAGTAACTCTAATACTCCAAGATGGACCCGCATCATATCCCGACAAACCTAACACTCTTGTCACAAACAATTGGTTAGATTGTTGTAAATATGACTTAGCGATATAGGCCGCTTCGTATTTTGGAATTTGTGTATTGATAAATTTAGTTGGTTCGGTTCCTCCAAAGTATGCTTGGAACTCGTCGTAGTTAGTTATAAAAACAGGTTCAAAGGCAGGACCTTTAAGTGTTTCCCCTACTAACCCTAAGGTTGTAACCCCCACACTCTGTGCTACGAAAGATAAGTCCGTTTCAGACGTGTATACTCCAGGTGATACAAAAACTTTTTGATTTGCTTGTGCTGTTGCCATTATTTAATTAATTCTATTGCAGATTTATTTTATTGATAAATATTCATTACTACCACAAAAAACTTGACTTTCCAATATGTATTTGTAAACGGTATGAATAAATTCTACCTTTTTTCTACCTATGAAAACAAAGAAAGAAATCAAGAACATTAAAATAGACCCTGAGGTACACGAAATACTAAAAAAGTACTGTGAGAAACGTGGAATGAAGATTTATAAATTTTTGGAAAATTTGATACTCGACAAGTGTAAAGAAAAGAAAGATATCTACGGAGAAGATTAAACCAAGATATTATCAAACTTAATATTTGATTCTTGAGTGTCGTCAGTTTTAACAATATCAATCCTTAATACATCGTTTGTTGTTATTTGAATTTTCTGAACGTCGGTACCATAAAAATCTTCGTTAATATAAACATCGTAAGACTCAACGTTTGTGGAATCGGCCCAAGTTAAGTTCGCGGTGTAAGGAACTACATCACTTAAACTTGTATTACCAACAACATATAAAAAGTTTGATAAAAATTCATTAACACTTAATAAGTTTCTATCACGTCTTCTACTTAATGTTGAAGTATCAAGTTCCATTATCTGAGCAACTCGAGCAATTGCTGGTTTAACTTCAAACTCCTCTTCGTCAATTAAGTAACCTAACATTGTGAAGTCATAACTTTGAACATAATACTTTCTTGAATCTAAACTCATTTGTGATTCATCAGAAACATTACTCATTATGATTGGAACGTATTGACCTTTAATAAAGGTATAGGCTTGTCTTGATGAGAATTTTTGCATAACCACTTTATTCAGTTGGTTAAGTTCTCTCATTCTATTACAAATAATTTTAACGCTGTAATTAATGTCTACAGGTACAGGTTGGGGTATCGTGTAGATATCCATACCTTGTTGGTTACCATTCCATGTCGGAACCGAGGCATAATAAAATTGTTTTCTATTTGGTATAGTGTATTGTAACGATGGGTTAGTTCCAAACTTTACTTCAGGACTTCTCACTACAGTAATAAATGGTGGTGAAGGGTTATAATCTAAATCAACGAATAAAGCGGTCTCAACATACTGAGCCCAGTTTTGAGTTGTGATTATAATATCAACCATGGGTACAACTTTACCCGCAGTAATAACTTCTAAATCTCCCTTAACAAAATCCAACATACCCCTATCCAAATCGGCATGTAATACCGACTTAGGTAAGTAAGTTCCGTCTTCATTAATATACTCCAACAACTGTTCCCTACGAGCAGATAATGTCTTCTGAGGTACTAATGGTAATGTTGGTTTAACTATGTTTCTTGGTAATGGCATTATTCTTTAACTACAAATAGTTTATTTTGTGAATTTATCATATCAACCTCTTTGGCGTTATATACAGGTTCTTCACTGTCTTTATATATAAACGAATTGTGTTTGTACGGATTATAGGTTACAATCTTATCGGATGATGGTGATGGTATATCGTCACAAGGGTATTCACAATAGTCTAATAATCTCCCAATAACAAAGGCGTGTACGTTCTTACTCTTTTGTTGTCGAACTCTTTCGTTCCCACCTTTTCTAACTCTGAACTCAACATCACCTAATTTAACATAGTCGGCGTGTAATATTACTTTACTGTCATATGTAACTGAGAAGGTATGTTTATGTAAATTATAATACACCATAACTTTCTTACCAATAAAGATAGAATCAAACTGAGACCCCGTTATAATTACTTTCATTATATTCCTCTAAATTCGTTTTCACTTACGTATGTTGCGATAACACTTCTATAGAAAGGTTTGTATCCACCATAAGTGTGTTTATTATCTGACTTAACAAATCCGTCATCAGACACCACATAATATCTTACTCTGTCCTCCGTTTCATAATATCCAATATAATCTCCTTGGAATATTTCAACACCCATATCATCAAGGGTCTTTTGGTAAATAGAGAATTTCATGTTACCTGGCTCTTGTTGTTCAATTTTTGAATTACCTAATGATTTATGTGCAGGTGCCATGACCTGAACTAAACCTTGTAATTCAACAGGGGACATAAATTGGATACCGTCTTCAGTTACCTCACCGTAAACATCATCAGTTTTGGTTTTATATCTATCAATACGATACAATACTATGGTGAAGTTCATATCACCTAATAACCACTCCTCACCCATCCCGATGTCGAGAGAGTAATCTTCGGCTCCAAAGAACTTACCTAATCTTGTAATTGGTACTAACTTTTGCATCTTATTTATCTTTCATTTTTTGATAATTTGATTCAGACATAACAACAGAACTATTAATTAAAGTGTCAATCCCCATATAATTTTTAAGATTATCGAGAATTTCTTTATTCCATGTCATTTTATTGTAATCAGAATATCTCATATTTGAACTTCGTAAAAACTCACTATCATCGGGAACAACATATGTAATGTTTAAATAGTAATCGTATTTAACACCTAAATCTAAATGGTATACCTTAATATCAACACTTAAGACATCATTTAGTTTAATGACATTAATCATTTTATTAATAGCTCTCTCTATTTGCTCCTGTGACATTTTCATATATTGATAAATACTCAAACATTAACTATATTTAAATCAAATATTTTTCCTATAGATGGATGTAAGTTTAGAATCAAAAGCCATGACCCTATTAGAGGGATACGAAGGAGGAAACAACTATCTTATTGAACTGAAAAGAAAGTCTCAAGTAAATAGAAGGTTTTACCCCACAAGGAGTCAGGCAGAATACATTATTAATAACCACGACAAACAACCTAAGGTTGCAAAGAAGTGGGTAATACTTGACGTATATTTCGCGCAGAAACTTGCTGACGATAAACTTATGACCGAAATACCTGAAAAGGTGTGGGTTGAAAAATTACTCGCAGACAAAGAAAAAGCGTTTCATATTTGGGGTAAAGTATCCGAGTCAGAACAACTACATGATTTTTGGTTACCAAAAGCGGCAATCATTAAAGACAATACCGTAAAGGATGTTGTTATTAATTATGACAAATATTCTCACCGTCCTCCACTTGAACATCAAAAAGAAGCCGTTCAAAAGTTAGTTGAAAATAGGAAGTTTATCCTTGCCGATGATATGGGTCTTGGAAAAACAACCTCAACGATTATAGCGGCATTAGAATCAGGTTCTAAGAAAGTATTAATCATTTGTCCAGCAACTTTAAAAATTAACTGGAAAAGAGAGATTGAAAATTATTCAGACAAAACAGTTTATATCGCTGAAGGTAAGAACTTCAGTACGGATGCGGACTTTGTTATTATAAACTACGACATTATTAAAAATTTTCATGATACAAAAAAGAAAGGTGAGTCACAGATTCTTGATGCCAATTTTGATTTGGTGGTCGTTGACGAGGCACACTATATCAAAAATGCTACAGCCCAAAGAACAAAACTAATTAACGACCTTGTTAAAAAGGTGGACCGACTTTGGTTATTAACAGGTACTCCGATGACCTCTCGACCTATCGATTATTTCAACCTATTAAGTTTAATTGAATCTCCTGTTGCCAAGAACTGGATGGCTTATGCCATCAGATACTGTCAAGGATACCAATTCAACGTTGGTGGTAGAAAAGTGTGGAATGTTATGGGAGCATCAAATCTTGAAGAATTAAGAGACCGAACTTCAGGACTTACTCTAAGACGACTTAAAGAGAACGTACTTGACTTACCTGATAAGATTATTACACCAGTATATCTTAGATTGAAATCTAAGATGTATGAAGAAATTATGGGTGAGTATTACGATTGGTACGATAAGAACCCCGAGGAGTCAAAATCACTTACAGTTCAATTCACCAAATTAACAAAGATACGTCAAGTTATTGCCGATGAAAAAATTTCACAGACAATAGAACTTGCCGAGAACATTGTAGAACAAGGTAAGAAGGTAATCATATTCTGTAACTTCACCGACTCACTTAATAAAATATGTGAACACTTTGGTAAAGCGGCAGTTAAAGTGGATGGGTCAATGTCCAAACCTGAGAGACAACATAGTGTGGATTCCTTTCAAGAAAACGATAAGATAAAAGTATTTGTTGGTAACATTAAAGCTGCGGGTGTTGGTATAACACTAACTGCGGCTGAAGCGGTTATTATGAACGACCTATCATTCTTACCATCAGACCACGCCCAAGCAGAAGACCGAGCTTACAGATACGGTCAAAAAAACAATGTATTAGTTTATTACCCCATATTCGAGAACACAATCGAAGGAATTATCTACGACATATTAAATAACAAGAAACAAGTGATTGCCACAGTAATGGGGGACAATCAAAACACTGCCGATGCGGCTGAAGAAATTTTAAAGAGAATTCAGGAAATGCGTCGTTAAATGAAATGTGGATTATTTATAAGAAATGGATAATCCAAAAATATGAAAAAAATAGAAAAACAAATTCAACAACTCGAAACACAGATACTTGAAAACCACGTAAACAAAGAGAAAGAGTTATTGATTACAGAAATGAAGAAAATAGGTATAGAAAAATTACCTTATTCTTACTCAGCCCTGAAACAGTTTATTGACCCCGAAACAATGGACTTTCACTACAACAAACATTACAAAGGGTACGTCGACAAACTAAACGACGCGTTGTCAAAGAAAAAATACGGGGATGTTGAGTTAGAACAAATAATCAAAACAATAAGTCGTTTTGATAAAACAATAAGAAATAACGCAGGTGGAGCATTTAACCACGCATTGTTTTGGAACATGTTGACCCCAAAACCTAAAAAATTAGAGGGCCCTTTATACGAAAAGATTACGAAACAATTTGGAAGTTTCACCGCCTTCAAGAAACAATTCGATACTGTTGCCAAAGAAAGATTCGGTTCAGGTTGGGTATGGTTAGTACTTACAGCCAAGAACACATTAAAGATTATGTCGACACCAAATCAAGATAATCCTTTAATGAATGTTATTGAAGGCGGTGGGTTTCCAATTTTAGGTTTAGACCTTTGGGAACACGCTTACTACCTTAAGTATAGAAACAAAAGAGACGAGTACATTACAAACTTTTGGAAAGTCGTTAACTGGGAATTCGTATCAAAACTATACGAGATGAGAACGGAAACCAAATTATTGGAATCTATAAAACTCGAAAAACTTTTAACTGAATCCAAAGAGGCTCAATTCTGTGACGCTAAAGAAGTTCAATTCTACAGAGAACTTATCAACAATCCAAAAATTAAAAAACTTTATCAAGACGGAGTAACTGACATTTTAAAAGAAGTGTTCAGTCAATTTTGGGTAGACAGTACCAATAAAGAAATGTCGGGATTCTACGGTGTTGAATCAAAAGAAGGAAGGTCAATATTGAATAACCTTAACACAAACTTCAACTCATTCTGTTTATTAACCAAATCGGTTAATAATCAAATTGAAAATATTGGTAAGTCTGAAAAGAAATTTGATTTTTCAAAAAAAGAAAACAGAACTATAAAAGAGATAAGTCGATTACTTAAAGCCATCGACCACTTTAAATCTAAAATATTCACAAGAAACAACCAAGATTTTATTAACATAATTAAAGTCCTTAAGAAACTTTGGGACCGAGGTCAAAAATCTGAAAACGATGTGTTTGTTAAAATTGAAAAGTATTTTGGTGACTCAGCAACTTTAGAAAAAATTGGTGGGCATGGTCAGAAAGAAGATGCTATCGAAGGGGTTGATTTGAAAATAACTTTAGAAGGTAAAGAATACACAGCTCAGATTAAACAGTTTTCAACGACGAGCAATGTAAACGGAAAGATTACCGTTAAAGATACTGGTAATGTTAAACCTTATGATGTGGATTGGATGATATTTATAAATACAAAATCGAATAAAGTTTTGATTTTTGAAAACAAACCGATTAAGAATCATAACCAATATGTGTTTAATGAGAATTCATTGATTCACGAAATAGAATAATCAAGATATTTATAGACATGCCAGCAATACCTGAACCAGAAAGAAGTAGAATATATACGAGAATCAAACATCAATTAGGTGCACCACTAAGAAGTGTTGAACTTGAAGATGAAATGATGGACTCATTAATGGAATTGGCGATTGGGGATTACGAAGAGTATATCCTACAATGGTTAATTGATTCACAATGGGTTAACCTTGTCAACTTAAATATGAACGAAAGGTCTGTTGCAAGAGCTTTGGTTACAAGAACAATGGATTTTGAACAACAGTTTAGTTATTCGTATTCTAAAATTGTTGGTCTTCAAACTGAAGGTCCTTGGGTTTTGAAGAAAGATTATTTTATTCTTGAGAAGAATGTCCAAACATATGAAATTCCTGCGGGCAGAGAGGTTAACGAACTATTATGGTTTAGTGACCGTCCATATAATCTTGGATTAGGTGGAATTGCAGGTCCTTTCGGTGGAGTTGGTCTTGGAGCCAGTGAAGCGGGATTCGCTCAAATGGGTAATCAAGGTTCTTACTTTATGATGTCAGGATTTGATTATTTAATCAGAGCTCAAGAATCGAATATCCTTAATAGAATTTTAGGGGGTTCTTTAACTTATAGAATCACAGGTTTACCTGATGGTAAAAAAATGATTCACTTATACAATACACCAGGTGGTAGATTCAATTGGTCAAGTTATGGTCAATACGTTGGTAAAGCCGTATGGTATTGGTATTATGATGTTGAACCTGATAGTAGAGCCGATTGCTTAAAAAATAACCCTGACGTTATTAAACTACCTACAGATGTTCCTATCGAGGAATTAACTTGGACAGATATTAATGTTCCTGGTCAACAGTGGGTTAGAAGATGGTTTACCGCATATTGTAAAGAAACTTTAGCAAGAGTTAGAGGTAAATACAGTGGTAATCTTAAGACACCTGATAGTGAAATTACAATGGATTATCAGAGTTTATTAACCGAGGCTAAAGACGAAAAAACTAAACTAATAGAAGAACTTACTGGAGCTGAAGGATGGTTAACAAGAATGAGACCTGAAAAAGTTATGGAAAGAGAAGCGTTGATTGCGGAGAATTTAAATAAACAAATGAAGTTCAGAGCGATGCCTCGTCAAATATATGTAATCTAATTTTATGGCAATAGTAAAAACAATACCCTCAAGAAAAATAATTAGTGGGTTAGTTATCGAAACATCTGAACTTTCAGTAGTTTCAGAAACAGAATATCGTACAACAGGAGAATCTTGTGTTGTAGTGAGAGGAGTTAGCGAATCAACAATAACTTTAGATTCTATCACTACGGACCACGTTGTTGTAAAATCAATGACAAGACTTACAATCAAACCAGACATCGGTAAAATCGATGAAGACTACGATGAAATAGTCGCTGATAAGTATGCTTGTATTGAATTCAGATTTATTGGTGGTAATTGGTATATCCTATCTTCAGACGGTCTGAAGCAATCCTAATTTTTTTTCCCAACCTTCTTCGGCTAACTCATACATGTAATTGGAATCAAGACCTCTTTTTTCCCAATAAGATAATTCACCGTCTGATAACGTCATAACCTCTTCTAAACTATCTTGAGAACCCTCGTCTAACGGGTGTCCATTGATTAGTTCACATTGAGTTGTTGTGAATATTCCTCTATCCGCAGGGTCGTTAACAATTAAACTATTTCTAACTTCATCCTTAAAGACAACCATTAAAGGTTCAATTCTCTTATTGAATGTTGTAATAGCTCTTGGTACATTATAGTCACCTGTTAAGTCGGGGTCGTTATCTAAGATGTCCTTGTCTAACATATAACAGTTTACCATAACCCCATCGGTAATAGGTTTTGTCTTAGGGTTCATAAGTGCGTTGTACGCGTTTGTATCTTTAATCTGTTTCACAGTCATCTTCTGAACATCACCTTGAGACGCCTTGGTACCGTTATTAACATACATAATCACATCACCCAAGTTCACATTCAAGTTATTCTGTAATGCCAACTCCATGTGAGCCATTCTACTCATACTGTTACCAGCTTTGGTCTTAGTGGTTAGTCTCTTGTTATAATCATCAAGACTTAATTTAACTTTAGCTCTTTGTGCAATCTTACTAAGTGGAATCTTCTTATCATAAATGGTTTGAAGATACTCGTAGTAATACTCCACGAATGCTTTACCATCACCTTGTAACAACATCTTAATACCTTTATCCAAAAACGCCTCAATATACAATGGAAGTTTCTTAGATTTAATACTATTACCTGTTAGTTTAATCTTACCCTTGGCGTCCATAACCGCATAGTTCTTACGAGCTAAGTTAATAGTTGACGGCCATACCCCATCGGTATCAAGTGCCATCTCACCTCTCATGAAGATATCGTTGTACTCCGCAACATCAGCTTCAGGTCCGTAATATTCTTTACCCTCTTTAACTTTCCAATTCAATCCACGACCAACATAAACTCTATCATTCGCCTCATCAGGAGTTGAAAAGTTCACACCGTCCGTATCCATTACCAATGGAACATATCCTTTAGTCATGAAGAACTTAATCATCTGACGAAGGTATTGTCTACCTGTACAAGTAATCTGTTCACCCATGTACATATCACCCCAAGCATAAACCTGAGGAGCGGATAATGCACCGAACATCGAGTTAATGAAAATCTTAATCGGTAACTGTTTGTTACCATATGATTCAGATTTCTTACGGTCAGTTGCATAGAATTCCTCTGCAAGTTGTTTGTATTTGATACGGGTGTTACGGAAGTAACTCAACATACCTTTCATTGCACCTGTCACATCACAGTCGGGGAACACATCGTGTACCAGCTGAATAGAAGGGTATAGAGACGAGAAGTCGAGTTTAAGTACATTCTTACTATAACCAACCTTAAGTAGTCGAGAAAGACCTCCTACGAAGTCTGTCTTGGATTCTTTGGCGGGGATTGCAAGTCCGTGTTTGTAAGACCAAGCTAACATTAACATTTTCCATAATGTTGCAGTACCCATGGTTGAAACCCTTTCGTATGTTGTTGGAATCATCGCAGCCAACAAGAACGAACCTTGGTTGAACTCTTGGTCCACCTTAAGGGTTTCATCTAAGTCATCGTCAAGATACATCTCAACTAACTTATCACCTGTGATTGTAACATATACGTCAGTACGTTTAGAACAAGCTGCGTCAATCTTAGAATCAACACCAACTTTCTTGTACTTACCGTTTTGAATGTTTAACCAAAAGTCTTCCTTCTTAGCGTAGAATGGACCAATATCTGTATGGTCAATGTACACACGGTCAGGGGCCTCCGCATTAATGAATTGGGTGATATACTTCAAACCCGCAGCTTTAATACTTGAGTTAATCGCCTGTGCTCTACGAACAGCATGGATAATATCAATTACGTTGTAACCCCAAATAGAAGTTTGAGTAAAGTTCTCAACCTCATTAGCAAGTTTCAACATACTATCTTTTCTTGTGAACGAATGGTCGGGGTGTAATGACTTACAAATCTTCTTTGGGTCGATACCTAAGATTCTACATCTTTCGAATATCCAATGCCAGTCGAAGTTCGCTGAGTTGTAACCACCAATAATACTTGGTTTAAGTTCGTTGATTACCTTGAAGAATTCTATGATGGCATTTCTCTCTTCAGATTCATCCATACATTCGATTACTCTGTGGTAACCTTTATTGGTTTTAATTCCAATCATGAAGATACGACCGTGTTGAGGTTCAAGAGCGGTCGTCTCTAAGTCATATACCATTCGGGTCACTTCTTCATAGTTCTCGAAACCTTTGAATAGTCTTTTTTCTTTTGAAATTAAATATTGTTCTACGGGAGGTAGAATCATTACTTTGTCTTTGGTCTTATCTCCCCATGGGTCACATCCACCTTCTCTAAAGAATTGGATAAGTTCTCTGTAACCTTTTAGTGATTTAACCATGAAAGTCATACCTCTTTGTAATCTGTCATTACCGTGGGTTTCTAACTTTTCAATCATGATACCATGTTTGGTCATGGCATCTCTCTGAGCGTCTTTGGAACCGTTGTAAAAGTTAATCTGACGTAAATCACCCACCCATGCAAATGGTGTGAATGTATCTTTTCGGATTTCCTTTCCTTTACCAGGGATTTCTTTGATTTTGTAAATGCAGTTCTCGCGATAGTCGTATTCGATAGCGACTATAAATTCTTCGGGGTCGTTTCCGTGTAGGAACGATTCAATATCTTGGTCTGTAAACATATATAAATTACGAGTGGTTTATTGGCAATCACAACATTGTGAAGTTCACCTTACTCATTGTATATAAATATAAAAAAATAAAACTCTTAGTCAAACTACAGACCAATAAAAAACCCGACACTTTCATATCGGGTTATCTATTAGTTGTACTTTTGTTTGTATTTTGGTTTTCTTGTGTAGGCTTTTTTACTTTTTTGGATTGATGGTCTTGTTGACATCCAAATCTCTTGCATTGTTAGGGTTACAGTTGTCATGGTGTTTGTGTTTTAAAGGGTTATCGTTTTGTTGAGTACAAAGATAGTATAAAATTTTATTTTTACAGCGTAAATCTTGGACTATTTTGATTTTTTCCAAATTTTTTTAAATAAGTCCCTGTCGGTGAAAATACTGAAGTTATAATCTTATAATTTTTTAAATCCTCAGTTAAAAGAATAATTTCAGCGTAGTCCATATACTGTGGTAAATCAAGAGCCTCTCCAACCTCCTTAACAAAAACAACCGTATTGTCAGGTCTGACTAAACTTAACTTTGACATTCTATTTTTAATCACCTCAAAGTTATCTGTAAAAATTTCTTTAATCATTCTATTCGGAACCCCAACCCTATCATAATATTTTTCCTTATAGACGGCATTGTATTCGTATATGTTAACAATTTCTTCCAAAGATTTAAGCCCTTGTCTCTCATTCCATTGGTGGTAGGAGGCTGTAAGGTTAATTAAATATCCGTCATAGACAAATTTTGTAACAGGTATTATACCGCTGCCACTATCTTCTAAAATTATCTGAGTTAGTAGTTTAGTTAACTTCATTTAACAACAAGCGGTTTTAGATATGAAACTATCTTGTATGTTTATGTAAAGTTCTTCTCTGATTGGAAGAATTAAATTACCCTCATCGTTCTGTATTAAAAACTGTCCTGTATATCTTCCAGGTGTATTAGTGTCTCTTTCAGTAAACTTGAAATAAATGTAGTATTCGGGGTCGGCACCTTCAGGCAAGATTAAATTAACAATCTCACATGGGGCTGAAACTATTTTAGGAATTCCTGTTTCCACATCAATCATAGTAAAATAGATAGTGGAAACCTCCAAGTCTTGCATAAGTTGCAAATAACCTGACCTCCCGTCTTTTACTACCTGCATTTTTAAAACAGGTAAAGTTGCATTCTTTTTAATATAAAATTCCATAACAATAAATATACTGTTATGATTCTTTACGCAACTCTCTATTATAATGTTCGAATCTATCGTGTTCTGTAGGTGTCATAAGTAATAAACCTGGGTAAAGTTCATCCTTTTTAACTAGTTGATACATGTGACTCATCCACGTTTGTTCGAACGGGTGTGCCCATGTTGTATCTAAAAACATCTTTTTATTACCTATTCTACTAACAATTTGAGGCCAGTTACAATAGTAAACTTCACCTACAGCATATGGTACTCCTTTGTGTGATAAAACCGCGTTGAATTGAGTTTTAGGCGCGTTAGGGTCAAGTCCAATTTGAGGTAGTCTTGGTTTACTTGGCCAAAATTCTTCTCTTACACTTTGAGGTACGTTATACCATGACCATTGAGTACCGTTGTCTCCATAGAATTCTGAATAATTCATCTTTAAGAAATCAAAATTTTCTTTCTTAATAATCTCTAATGACTTGGTATATAAGTTTGGAGTATATCTATTAAATCCGTTTCGACAAACAGTTCCTTCATTTGGAAAGAAAAACATATCATCTTCAAAGAACAAATAATAATCTAAGTCGGTCTTATCAAAGTGTTCGGCAATCCACTGTCTACCACCACAAATACCTAAGTTATCTTTTTTAATATGTTCAAATCCGAATTCTTCACAAATTTTAATATACTCTTCGGTTGTTGTTAAATCAGATGAATTATCTAATAAAAACTTTTTAGTTTTTAAAATATAATCTCCATCGTAAGCC